CTACCAGGATTGTGGTACTTGCCATTTGTGCGATCTCTTGTTCCCCAATCTTTTGCTGGTTCTTTGATTGCTTCATTGTCATAATAATAATTTTTACTCTTGCTTAATAGAAATATGTACTCATGTGCTTTAGTACATCTATCCTTGACACTCTCAGGCATAGGATTAGGTTTATGCCAGATGATATCCTGACGTAGATACCATCCATCCGCACGTAATGCGAATGCTAACATCCAAGGTATACCTATCAAGTCTTTTTGTTTCAATCCTTCTAGTTTATTACCTCTCACTGGTGTGCTCTGTGGTAAATCCTGTCTAGTCTTAGATACTGTCTGTTTAGGATAGTTACCATCACTACGATAATTATAGTATGAATCTCCTATATTCAACCATAATGTACCATCATCCGTAAGACAATCACGGACTAATGAGAACACCTTGACCATTTCTTTCACATAATCCTCTGGTGTCTGCTCTAATCCAATTTGACTATCTTGTCTAATAGCACCACACTTAGGGCAAACAGTTTTATAAATCGCATCTCCCACTCCTGCCATGTCATCATGGTTCTTGTGTCCTGTGTTACAATTCTCAGGTTTGACTTTTGTGTCTCTCCTATGATTACAATTTGGGTCGCCACCTATCCATGTTGCTGTACCATAGTCACGTAGACCATAATAAGGAGGTGATGTCACACACATCCGTGCTTTTGTATCAGAGGTTGCAATTGTTTTGAGTGACTCACGACAATCGCCAAATAATATAGTGTCTTTCATTTAGATTTTGTTAGTATGCTTCCAATCACATCGGTATATACAAATTTTACATTGTCCTACACCATGTAGTGTATCATTATCTTCCCATTGTTTAACGCATAGCGTGAAGTAGTCAGAACTTATGAATGTAATGAAACCTGTCTCATGCAACAGTTCTCTTTTTACCTCCACATGATCTCCCACGTTGAATGGGAACTTGCTCATAGTGAATTACCACGTTGAAATCTTCTTATGTCTGACAATGTTATGTCAGCAGCATATTCATATGATTTAGATTTGACATATGATTCTACCTTTGGTGGTTCATCAGGTAATTTACCTGGTAATCCTGTTTCAACATATGGACGAGGATTGATCATCTTCTCCACTAATGTAATAATGTCATCACGTATTTGCATGAGTTCATCAAAACAATGTTGATTGTGAGCACAACCACGAAGGTCGTGATCTGGTTTATGCAATGATTCTAAGAATAAAGTCTTAGCACGATCCCATTTCTCATATGAGGATGGTTCTTCTATTGATCCTTGATCTTTAGCCATAGTTATAAAGACATAAGTTTTTTATAGAAAGGACCTACTACAACTCCTTCACTGTAGTGAGCATGTTCCTTGAGTAAATCCTTGTTTATGTAGTGAACTGTTAGGTCTGGATTGTCTATCCAGTTACTATAAGTCCATGAGCAAGAGCGAACATATCTGTTGCCTTGTTCTTCACATATGCGTACAATTTGATCATTCAATCTTTCAGCGATTGATTCAAATTTAAACTCTACAACATATATTAGCATACCATCAGCAAAAAGAGAAGAGATGATAGGTAAATTAACACTTACATCTCTTTCATATCTACTTCTGGTATAATCATTGAAACATCCACCACCATTTGTTCTCTTACCAGTATAGTTCTTAGGTTTAATTTCTTTCTCAACACCATTGATATCAATAGCATCACGACCTAATTTACCTGGTATAGTCTTACAACCTGCAACAGCAGCAGTTATCTGTTCACGTAAGGTAGAACTGTTTGGGTCAGACATATACTCTTTGTATAGTTCTTCAAATAATTCTCCTTGATTCTTAGTTGGTTTACCCAACGCACGATCTACTGCTAGTTTGAGTAGTTTGGTTGAGAACATTATGCAACCTCCAAATCAGATAGGAAGCATTCAACTGTCATCATTTCATATTCAATGATGTCTGTCATAATAACAGCATAGTTGTTGATTGGTTCGCATACTACAACATGACCAGTAAGATCATCATGTATTTTTGACTTGACGTTAGTTCCAACTTTGATCATGATGTAATTCGTTTGTTATACTATTATTATAGCATCAAAAAACCCCCTGTGAAGGGGGTGTGTGACAGTTTGTTATATTGTCCCTTAATTTTGCCAAGTTATATCACCAAATGCATCAACAACATAAGCACTTATGTGATGATCTGCATCTGGGCATTGTGCCAATTTAGGAAACCATGATTCTGCATTGATACCAGCAGCAGTCTCATTGTCAAATTTAATTGTATTAAATATTCCACCTTGTTTTATTATATCCATAATATAATCATCAACAAATTCTTCGTAATACGTTGTAACAGTTGCTTTCTTTGTAGCATCTAGACTATTATATTTGTCTAGATTGAAATACAAACATGCACACTGGTTCCTATTGGCATAATAAGATACCAAATCAAATAAAGATAGTTCGTTTCCCTGTATAATCATGGTGATCCTAATTCATTTTGTGCTTGTTGAATTATTAAATTCAAGAACTCTGTCTTATCATAAGCATTAGCGAGTTCATCTGTAGCATTTACTGTTACAGATTTGCTTATTTGATACTCAGTGATAAGTTGACTAAAGTAATTGGTCTGTGTTAATGATTTTAATAGTAAGAAGTGTGCTATCTTATCTTTAAACTGTTTGAGATAATGATTTGCTAATGGTAAAAACTGATCATCTGTTGCAAGGTATGCATTAGATGGAAATTCTGCTTTGTAGATTTTATTATAGAACTCAGGTGATATTGGAAACTTAGTGCCTTCTGCATTACCAGAAAACTCAGGAGTATTAGTAATATCTCTCAGTTTAGTTCTATATGTAGTATACATTGCCTTATCATCAGCACTTAATGGACAATCACTACACATTACCCAATCAGATTCATCTAATAAGAAATTTCTTGCAAGTCTTACACTCAATGGTGTAACAGTCGCTTGCCTAGCATACATTTGTGCTAGTTCTGTTTGAAAATTAGTATTCTCAATAGAATCAATTAGATACCAACCTTCAATTAATTTATCTTTGAGAGCAGTAGCTTTAGCAATATCAACTCCTTCCATCTCATAGTCTTTCCACTCATCTGTATTAGTCTTAAAATTTCTTACAAACTTTCTACGTGCAGCAATATACTTATTACTGTCACTATAATAACTAAATGTTATCAGTTTATCTTTATCACTGTCCCAATCAGGGTACAATAGAGGGACTAATGTATCTTTCCAATAAGTTTCTGGAATAGGTTTTGATGAACCCATATATGTTAATTCTTGTGCTATTACATCTAATTGCACTCTTAGTACTGGTGTTGACATTTTAAAATTATAGTCTCCGTCTTATTTAGTTAATATGCTTTAATTAAGTATTTACACGTTCTGTAAGGATGTATTAATGGTACATCTATGTCTGGATCAATAGTAGCCTGTGGTTCAATTTTAGTTGTTGCTTTCATTGTTAATGTAGCATCACTACAACTAAGACCAGAACTATATGTAACAGAAGGACCGACTTCACCTTGAACTGTATAAGTTAATGAATCAACATTTTGTTTAAGTATTTTACCAGCAGTAGGAACATATACTAAAGTGGTTGCCTTTCCATTCCACCATATAAATTCACAAATTGCAAAATGATCTGTATTACCAGCATTATCATTTGTAGATGATGCATCAGCACGTGTCTGTTCTATTTTAAAATTAGTACCTGATGCCTTTGCATTTTGTGGTAATGAAACTGTATAAGTGTACCATTTAGTATCACCAGAAGCACCATCCCAAGTATTATTCAAATCAACAGCTGGTACAGTACCAATAAAAGGATCATTTCTTGATGTAGTTCTTCCTGCGATAATAGTATCAACCAATATCCAAGTAGTAGGTGATCCTGCTGTTGAGTAATATACTTTCAAGGATTCTTCTGATGCATCACCACCGTTTACACCATTTCCTCTCGCTGCTTTAATAGAAAAATATTCTGCATTTGATGTATCTACAGGCATCAATTCTATCCATCTCGTTTTAGAACCAACAGAAGTCTGATTATGATTTCCTCCAAATAACACATAATTTGTATAGGCAGTTGCACCAGTAACAGCAATACTATCAACCTTGTCAGAATTACCTCCAGTTCCTAGAGTTGCAGTAGCAACTGCGTTTCCACCTTGACCATTTAACACATGAACATATGGTGTCTCAGTATATCCAGATCCACCATTTGTTACAGTAATACCTGTAATTAAACCACCTGTCATAACTGGTGTTGCTGTCGCACCAGTTCCACCACCTCCACGAATTAATATAATTGGATCTGCGGTTGGAAGTTTAAATCCACCAGCATTACCAGTTCCAGAACCATTGGTGTTGATTGTGACATCATCAACAGTTTGATTAAATGATGCTGATTTAATAAGAGCATCTTCAGTTATAACTGTTGTTGGATTATCATATCCAGTAATAACACCAACTTGTACCTTAGCATATCCATCACCACCATTACTAGTGGTTCCTGTTGTCTGTCCTGACATTGACACACCTGTACCACCAGAACCTACTTTAACTTCAATTGATGCAGGAGAACCTAAATTTGCAAATTGCACAAATCCATTCCAAGTTCCACCAGCAGCACCACCACCTCCACCAGGAGTCCAATAGTCATCATTATAATTTGCTACCATTATAACTTTACCATTTGATAGGTTAGAATCAACCATAGTTCCAGAATCAAAGTAAGTAGTAGAATAAGATGAAATTCCTTGATTACCACCAGCACCACCATCATGACCTCCGTTACCACCAGGTCCTCCACCAGGTCCACCAGCACCGCCACCATTTCCAGATCCACCAGTAATTTGGCCAGGAGTACCGCAGCCACCGCCGCCACCTCCTCCTCCACCACCGATACATCCATGATCACCACCAGTTCCACCACCACCCAATCCGAGTGATGAACTTGTTCCTTGAATACCTCCAATTGGACTAGGTTTTCCAGTTTGTCCTGTACCACCATCATATCCATCAGAACCAGCTCCACCACCACCGCCAGCACCAGCGACAACAGTATTATTTCTTAAAAGTGCTGTAGCAGCACCACCTCCACCACCACGAGCACCATTATGACCACTACCACCTTTACCACCATCGCCAGAACCTGACATTTGTTTTCCGTTCGTATTTGGCGAATTATTAGAGTGTCCTGCTCCTATTTGACAAGACCATGTTGCAGTTTTAAAAGTTGCTAATTGACTACTTTTTAAGGAAATATTTACTTTAGCACCTTCACCACCGTTTATATCACCTGAAACACCTGAATATAAAGCATCACTACCTCTACCACCATGTAGTTCAAAAGTAACTGAAGTGAGATTGTTACCACCACTAAAAGTGAAATTAGCATCACTGGTTTTTGTTTGAGTATCTGTACCACTTTGTCCACCAACCAATACGTTTACTCCTGCACTACCATCACTATATGAACCAGTCTGAACACCACCAGCACCACCACCATTAGGATTACTTGGATAATCTATATACGGCCATCCATTTCCTGAAGTACCTTGTTGTCCATCAGCACCTGGTTGTCCAGATACTGCACCAGCAGCGTTTTCACTACCAGAATTGACAGCTAATCCAACAGAACCACCTGTACCACCTGCTAATCCACTACTACCGTTACCTTTACCACCACCATTTGCTTTTAAATATATTTTTGATCCATCACCAACTTTTATGTAACTCTGTGTGCCATTATTACCTGCTTTTGTACCAGCAGCACCTGATCCACCGCCACCATATAATGAATATGTTAACCTATCTGGTGTACCACTAATAGAAGTTAAATCAATAGTATATGTTCCAGGAACAGTATATTCAAAATCAGTATAGTCAAATATTGGTGTACCACCTATTGTAGATAATTTACCTCCTAACACTGTAGTGGTAAGAATAGGTTTCATTATTGGGTTTGGTATGGTAGTTTGAAATTCAAAAGATCCAGATCCAGTACCAGACGCAAGATAATAATCACCAGGTTCATTAGCACCACTTGCAAATCCTGCTGTGGGGTCAGCAGTACCACCTGTACCACCTGCACCACCTGCAAAATCAAAAGCATCATATGTTGCAATCGTATTATCACTAAGAGGTCCTCTTAAAAGACCATGCTTATGTGTTAATACAACACCATCACCAGTTGGATACCATCTAGTAACTTTTCCTGTTGATGGTTTATAATCTTGAATATATCTGTCTCCACTTGCACCACCAACCCATTCACCACCACCAGGAGTAGAGTGATACACTATGTGACTATGCTGAGGAGGTCCTGAAAGTTTCCTCTCTCTCATTGTTATGGTAACATCTTGACTACCAATAATTGTACAACCAGTAGTTTCAATTACTTTATCATATCCACTTGTAGTAATTGTACCTAAAGAAAAATATTCATCCTGTTGATCTTTGTCAAGATACCATGCACCACCTGTAGTACCTGTTGCTATGCTAATATTTCCAATATTAGGAGAGTTACTACCATATACAGGACCATTACCGACTACCTTTTTAGCAATTAAATCAGGAACTTTAAATGTTCCCATATATGGATCACCCCAATTTTCAAATGCATTAGCAGTATTAATTGGTTGTAATGTTGCACCACCAGCAGCAGTTAAATCAGTCATTCTCAACTGAAATGTAGCACCAGTTCCACCTGCTACGGTCACAGTAGGAACTGAAGTATATCCAGTACCACTATTTGTGACGTTCATATAAAGAATTTTTCCATTTGTATCAACAGCTCCAACTGTTGCTAACATATTAATTCCACCAGCTGGTGCTTGAGTTATTGTGACAATAGAAGATGTTGTATATCCAGATCCACCATTGACTACATCAATTCCATTACTAGATCTTCCACCATATTTTGTACCAATAATTTGATATAATCCTATATAATCACTTATATTATATTCTGATCCATCACAATATAAGTATCCTTCATGTGTATATGCTGGATCGTCTCCTGTAGTATAAGCATTACCAATAGCCTCACTTAAATTTGGATAATTAGAGGAAGTTGCCTTAACAAAGCTATGATCATAAGAATTTTGACCTGCTTTTAAGTTAGATACAATAGAACCAATTGGTGTAGTATCTGTAAGAAGATCTGTTAAATATCCTTTTCTAGAATTTCTATATCCTTGTGTCATAATTAGATCTTAATTAAATATTCCATAACAATAAATGGAGCAGTTGCAGAATCAATGGATCTTGATGCATCAGTTCCTATGGACATTGTTGTATCTAGGTTTTCTGGATTGACAACGATGGCATTTGTTTTTACTTTGTATGTATGGTCACCCTTAACCAAATCAATACGATGATTATGTAATGTTGGATCACCATTTGCTGATTGATCTAAATCAACAGTATCAGTTTCTATATTTTGTACATCAGGTACTACTCTATTGTCATTAACTTGAAAATTTGATTGTAAAGGAAGAACATCATGTAAACTTACACTACCAAAATCAGTTGGTACACCAGGTAATCCACTGGCATATGTAATAGGAACGGTAAAAGTATGTGATGAAGGAGCTCCACTACCATTAAAAACACATCCAAAAATAGGAACTTTTGTCTTATTAGCATAATAAGCAGTATTTTGTCCATCTGGTGATCCTTCTAAAATTCCACCATCCAATGTGTAAGTTGCATTATTAATGCATTGATATGTAAATTCATTACCGCCTGGTTGCCAACCACCTATAATACAATTACCCCAATAAATTGTTTGTTGATTTCCAAAACCTTGAGTACTAATTGTAGATCCACAAGGACTAACAGGACACCAACGAACTGTGCGACATTGTTCTTGAGCACTTCCAGGATGTCCACTACTATTTGCAGTAGCGTCCAACCAATCTTGTATAGCAACTGTTGATGCATTTAATCTACCAGCAAATCCTTGCACCTGTGGTTCATTAGTACTGTTCTCATTAGTGGTTAATATTCTTTCTCTAAGAGCAGTATGAAAATGAGAATGTGGATGAATAGAATTTTCTTCAACACCTTCTGTATCAGTATAATGAGTAGCACCAGCATATTCCCATGATGGTTTGCCTTTTACTTCAATCTCTTGACTAGGTACATCAATCTGTCCTGAGTATTCTATATTAACGGGAGATCCAATAGCAGATTGTGCTTCAATACCAATACCAGATCTACTAAACTCATTTCCTAAAGCATTATTCAATCTTATATTATTATATACACCTGCGTTAGCACCCGAAGTTGGTTCTGCATATTTAGATCCCATATCAGGAACCATAAATTGAGTGTCTAATAAATTATCAAAATTAGTGCCATCTGCATTTTTTCTGATAAACTTGCAATTAGATCCTGTTCCACATATAGCAGCAAGTTGTGGATAATCTTCAGCAAAGTATTTTGTACCATCACATTTTAAATAACCAGCAGGTAAATTATTTACATTTTGTCCGTCATCTGGTAACCCATTGTAATCAACTGGCCAATTTATAATTTGACCTGTTAAATTACCATACTTAGATCTTTCTTTACTGTATAAAACTGCCATTAGTATGCTTTGATTATGAACGTAATTGTACAACTAGGTTGTGATGTATCACATGAAATATTTAGAGCATTTTCAAGACTATCTGCTTGCAATGAAGATCCATTTGCATTATCAGCAGTATGTGATGGAGGACCTGACATAGATCCAATACCCTGAGATATTTCAAAACTACCATGATTATGTGCTCTAAATGCTTGCTCTAAAGGATCTTTATTTTCCTTACCTTGATTGAGCGACATTGGCCACGCACCATGTCTAAACACCAAAGTCTCTACACCAGCAACTGTACCTATTTGATCTTTCACAGTGATTGTATATACATCAGTTGTTGAATCATATACTATGTTTTCTATTTGAGAACTACCAGTAGATGTCCAATAAGTATACTTTTTAGAAGCATCTTTTACAGTAACAAACATCAATGGAGTAATTCTATCATGCTGAGTCCATGTATTTGGTGAAGTACCATAAGTTCTAGCAATGCTAGTTCCAGCTGGCAATGCAATATCTCTTGTACCAGCAGGAAGAGTTACACTAGCAACTTCAAAAGCTGCATTTACATGTTCTGGATCATCAGCCATGGCATCAGCGGATCTTGGAGAACCATTATATCCAAAGAAGTTTGGTCTTGCTCTTCTTTCCATTGGTCGTGGAAACATACCAACATGTGCTGGTACTTTATGTGTATCTACTGGAGTTGTGGCATTGATAGCACCAGTATTACCTTGACCAAATAGGTTTTGAGTATAGGTTGAAGATTCTTGACCAGATCCTCTGGTAGCTCCTCTCCAGTTAGCAGTACCAGCTGGAACATGGTTCCAATAATTTTTACCAGGTTCATTAACAAATTCAAAAAATCTATCACAACGTGGTAATGTCCATTCATGCTGTTCATCACCAAAATGTGTTAGAGTAGTAGCACCATTCTGCCATGATACTGGTTGAGCAGCTGCATTAGCACATGTATTAGGACCATGAGTTGCATTACATATACTTGTTGTTGATGTACCAGACATTGCAACACCTTCGTCTGTTTGAAATAACATAGCTCCAGTAGCATTTGGAGCAACACTTTGAAGTGTATCGCTATGACCGTGTTGAGGAGTGTGATTGATACCCAACTTACGATTAAGGACGTACACTGTTTCCAAAAAGTCAGGAGCACTCAGGTTCATATTGGTAAATTTAAAATACAAATTACCAGCAAGATTCAAAGAAAAATCAATATCAGATGTTGCTTCATATGTTGTTGATATTGGGTTTGTCTCACCATAATCTGCAACTCTATTTCCTAATACAGTTGCAGCATCTGACTGTCCTTGCTGATACTTAGAATTTTGTAAATTTGCAGGTTCTAAATCCATTAACACACTATTAGATAATTGTGGTAATCTAAATGTTGCTGCTGTACCAATATAAGGAAACTCATAATGATTATTTTGAGAATCAGTCATATCACCACCATAGGTATCACCTATGACTGACGCTAATAATGGATAATCAGAAGCAGATAATGTATCTCCTTTACATGTAATCCAACCTTTAGGAATATTAGATTCAAGAAATCCATTTCCTCCATCACCACCCCAAGGCATGATTGTGCCAATCTTGGCAGATCTCATTGTCTTTATTGAATCGTATTTTACCGTCATTGATTATAACTCCATGAGCCACCAACCTCTTAAGGAAGCTGGTATTGTTTGTTGTGATGTGGATCCTTCTATATCATATGTACCAACAAAAACTAATCCAAATGCACAGTTACGTGTCTGAATAACTAATTCACCAGAATCCCATGCCACTGTTCTTACTTGACCAGAACCTGCATCAAGTTTAGATCCAGTATTATCACCTTGAATTGCTGTAGATACATTATTAATTTTCTTCGCTCTAATAATTAAACTTGTATTGTATGTTAAATTACCACTAAGTTCAGTAAATCTAATCATATCACCTGTTTGTGGATTATCTGGTAGATATAGAACCATATTGCTTCCAGATGTAGCATTGATCAGATAGTTGTTGTTAACCTGTAATGGATTAGTCTCTTGCTGACCTATACCAGTTGTAGCATCAAATGCAACATATGTGTGTCTTCTACCACCATTTGATGTCCAGTATTTTTCAATACCAAATGAATCAATAGCATTGTTATGATAGATTGTAAAGTCTTTAGGACCAACAGTACCACCAGTTCCAGCAGATCCAAGGTTATCTATCTGGAAGATTTTATCAGTCGCAGATTCTATAGCAAGAACCTTACCTTTCTGATAATATTGCTCACCTAAGAATATACTTCCCTCAAGAGCTGTCATCTTAATAGATTCTACACTATTACAGACTCCATTAGACTGACATGATTCATAGAATATTTTAAGATTACCATAGAAGTTACCATTACCTTTAAGTGTCATACCATTGGTATTGGTTACTGGATCTTCAATTGATCCATCACCTATGTGACCATCATCGTTTGCAATAGATAGAACTAAAGTTTTACTATCAGAACCATACATTCTAAGAACACCACTGTTGATAGTAAAGTCATCATTAACAGTTGTATGACCACCACCATATAAATCAATTAAAGTTGTAGCAACAGTGTTTGGATTCCTATAAGACTTAGGCATCTTGACCTGATAGAAAGCATCAAGAGTTCCATCAACACTATCAGTAAGGAAGAACTCAGATCCAATTCTGATGAACTGAATGTAATCAAGTTTTGGTTGAATTAAATCAGCGTCTACTAATCCTATTTCAAGTCTTGTATCAAGAGTGTTAGGAGTTCTTGCCTTGAATGTCTTACCAGTTGCAGGTGCTCTCAAAGCACGAGTAGCAGGTAAATCTTCTAGTAATGTTGTTGTTCCTAACTTATTCAACTTAACAACATTAAGACCAACGCCAGCATTTATTGCAGTCGTTCCTTCTACACCTCTACCACCATTAGTATAATTGGCATTAGATGATGTTGGTAAGAACTGATTTGATCCACTTACATATGGTGCAGCAGTAATTTGTATAATCTCAATTTGATTACTATCGTAAATTGCTACTAAATCACCAATTGTAAATGCTTCATAATTTGCTTGAATTTGAATATTAGTTGTTGCTGGTACAACAGCGGCTGCTATTGTTGTGAATGGTCTTGTAGCAAGAGTCGTGTTGGATGATTGTGGATCATGTTTGTAAACATGAACTACATCAGTAGTTGTGTATCCAGCAGGTGATGTGCCAAAGGACTCAGCAATAGCAAAGTGAGTTCCATGCTTATTACCAATTGTTGTATCACCTGTGCAAGTATCAACCTCAAAGGTCTTAATACCACTACCATTTGTTATAGTCAACTTTTTGTTGGTGGTTGCGTTAACATATGGTGTAGTGCATGTTCCATTTAATGTAAGACCACCAGTGTATGACTGATCACCATTGATGGTTACAGCACCAGTTACAGAGTCAACTTCAAATAATGTATTCTCTGAATTAGTATCACATCCATTTTTGACGGAGAATTTTTTAGAAACTTGATCTAATGTAGTCTTGAGTTCAAATATTTCACCATCACTACCATTAGAAGGACGAGAAATAATTACATAATCGCCAGGTTGTCCTGTAGCACGATTATCAGAACCTGTCAATACTCCACCAAATTGTGATAAGTAAACATTATCTTCTGCTCCAGAACCATCAATAATTTGAGTAGTCCATGTAGCATCAAACTGAACAGTACACTTATAAATGTTTGTTGTATCAGGATGCTCTGTGCTTATTGTTGATAAAGTTCCAAATGGTTGTCTCTGAACCTCAATGTAGTATGGTGTAGTATTAATTTGTGGTAGACGTGTAATCTTCACAAATTCAGCATGTTCAGTTCCCTGTTCAACAGTATCAATAAGTAGAATATCATTCTCATTATAATACTGAGTACCATTTGCATCATAAGGAGTTCTCTTAAGTGGTAAGTAGTACTTGTCTCCTGTTAGTACTGGGAATGTAGCAACACTCTGACCAGTAGGAGTTTGTTGATATGAAGTTCCACCCCAATCACCAGAACCAGCTGTATCAATCTTATTAAGTTCTCCTGTTGCAGCAGTAGAAACTAAAACAGTAATTAAGTCTACATTATTATCAAAGAGATTGTTACCAAGAACACCACTTGTATGACTCTGAATTGTAGAACCAGCCTGTGCTCTACGTCCAACGAAGGAGTAAGAAGCATTACCACCACATAATGTTACATCAGCATTAAATCTTGATGTAGCATCAACAACTAAATTGTTTCTAATTGTAGTTGTACCACCTTGACCAGCAATTCTCAATGTAGAAGCATTAGTAGCAAAGTCTACGATACTTGTTGCACTGTTACCAGATAAGAATTCAACAGTTCCAGATGGAGATTCAAACTTAGTAGAATCAGTTAATCCTCTTCTAGTACCAAGTATTACATCACCAGCAGTCTTAAGTGCTTTAGTATCAATCTGTACGAAGGAGTCAGATTCAGTGCTTGCAAATGCACCACCAAGAGTTATCTTAGACTTATTAGAATTAGATCCATCAATACTATCACCAATAGTAATCTCACTATCACCACTTGTATTACCAATCTTGATATTTTGTGATCCAGTTGTTACATTACCAATTTCAATGTTTCTTGCAGATCCACCAATCAATAGACCTTGAGTTGGTCTGGTTCCAGTTGTTAATCCGACAAATGTATTGTTATTGAATAATGTTGCTGTACCATTAGTAATGGTTGTATTAATATCAGCACTATTAGCACTACCTGCACCACCACCGTTGACTGAAATATCGTCTTGGAATACAGCACTAGCAGTAAATTCAGAAGTTCCAGTGACAGTTAATGTACTGTTCATATTTGCTAGAGTTGTATTAATACCAACTCTTCCATTGTTTGTAGTAGAAACTCTAAATGTTGCTGCTGTTTGTGGAGCAGAACTATCACCACCAACCATGAATGCATGATCTTGAGCAGTCTGAGTTCTTGCTGCATATGTTGAATGAGCAGCAAAGTTTTCAATAGTCTTACCACTAATCCATGCAGTACCAACAACATCTAAGTTAGCAAGAGGATCAGTCGCAGCAGATACAAATGCGTCTGCATAATCAACATGAGCAGCACGAGCAACAGTGTTAATACCAATCTTAAATTCACCAATAGTCTGTGTATCAGTTCTAATTGTCTGAGCACCAAGTACACCAACTTCCTTCCAAGAAGCATTGGCAAGTTTCACCACAGCATTTGGTGTATTTGTACTATTAAATATTAACTCGCCAGCTGAAATAGTATCATTAGCATTGATACTAAATGTACATGTATTACCACCATTGGTAAATCCAGTATTAATTAAGAAAGTTCCATTAAGTTTGTTCTCAGTTAATCCTGATAACTTAATTTCTTGACCAGCAACCAAACCACCAGTTATGACATTTCCATTAGTGACACCAGACTTCCACTGAATTGTAATAGTTCTGGTAGAATTAAAGATAAACTTCTCAATCTGAGAGGTAATTGTTGTAAAGGAGTTAGAGAATATCCAACCAAGTGAACCACTATTTCCTACAGACTCACCCTTAAGTAAGATATCTCCAGTTAAAGGAGCTCCTGCTGAACCATAAGCAACAACCTGTGATGCATCATAAGTTCCATCTTGATCAGGAGTAATATTAGATGCTACAGATGCAACAGCATGTGTTTGAATCTTATAACCTTGACCAGATCCAAGTGAACCACGTTGGTTGAACTGGAATACACCAGCTATTACCCTATTACCTGCAATTAGAATATCACCATTGCTCTGGCGATTCTTAGTCATTGCAGTTCTATCAAGACTTGAATCATCCTTAGTGGAGGATACATTAGATACAACTTTTAGTGAAGATAGAACACCAACATTGGGCAGACCTAGTGTTAAATCTCTAACGTCAGCACCAACATTAATGGTTACAGGTGAGTTGAAGGTGCTTGTTTGATCACCATTTTCACCACCATTGACTGTAATATACTCATTAAATGTAACAGGAGTGTCAAATGTAGTAACTAGATTTCCTATTGCATCATCTTCATCCTCAGATGCTGTAAGTGATGCAGACTCTAGGAATATTTCTTCACCAGTGATAGCATCAATCTTACGGTTACCAATGTATAGGTCACCATTACTATTAAGACCAGTGTAGAATACTAGACCACCATCTTGTTTCTTAGACTGTGCAAAGAAATCTTGCTCTACAGTCAATAGAACTTCTTGACGTGCTGGTAAACCAGTACTGTAGTTACCTGGACCAAAACCGAGATATTCAAATGTGTGGTTACCTGCTCTTGCAATAGATGGTCGTCTCAGTTCAACGTACATACGTTGATCAACAACAACTGTGCTGTCACCTGCAATAGATATCTTACGATCTTCAGATCCAGCTGATGCATTACCACTCTGTGCTTCAAGTTTGTTACTACCTGTGTAGTTATTGTTCTTGAGTGCTTCAGTAGCAAGGAAGTCAGTAACAGATTCTTTTGTCAATGAACCCTTGAAGTCATTAACTGTAACTAAACCATGAACATAGTTATCAGCAGCAGAATATGTTTGACCAGGATCCTTAGCGTTAGGATCAAGTTGCTTGAACCATACTGGATCATTCTTATAATCTAGTGGATATAACTTACTAATTGGTTGAGAGAACTTAAAGTTCCTGAAGTTACCTAAGTTACCTGCACCTTGTGGGAATGGTGATATGTTACCACGAACAGCTGTTAGATAGAATATACCATCTTGCTGATCAAAGATACGTCTCTGTATTTCCTGAACATCATAAACGTAGAATGTTTCATCAATCTCACCAGCATCCTCTACAGATTCAACATAGAATTGTATGTTAGCAGCGTCAGTAATAATATCACCAGGTGTGATAGTATAAACTTTAGCACCATTTTGTCTGTAGTAGAATTGTGGTAGACCTTCTTTAATAAGATCCTTACGTACAAGTGACTTACCACTATCAGGGAAATCTATAAGATCTGCAAATACAGAACCTTGAGTAAATCTGATGTTATCTGTAGATGAATACTTAATATCACCACTAACACCCTTAAGAATTAAGTGCCATGTAGATGTATTAGGTACATTCAATGCAGCATGAATATAACCAGAACCAGATGAATTACCAGTCCATGTTACAGCGTTGGCAGTAACAGATGATGTCTTGTTAGCAGTAAAGTTACCACCTTGAGGTGCAGTTATCTTGACTGTTGTAAAGTTCTCATTCTTAAGTCCAACATTTGTAATATTATGGTCAAATACAGTAAGTTCTAAGTACTCATTGCTATTCTCTGTGTAATATCTACCAGACTGAATAGACATTGAAACATAGTTTGATGTCTCAATAGTTCTTAGATAATTCTTAGTTCCTTTTGTATCTTTCTTATATGGATCATAGAATATATTTTCACCAGAAGCATTAGTCTTAGCAATACTATTTGAGGTAAATTCAGCATCAGTAAATCCAATAACTTCGTTTGCGTTACCACTATCAGTTGTGTTAAAGAATTTCGCTTTGGTTACGTTACCTGTTACTGGTTTTAATTTAATTTTTTGTGGTAAAAGTTTTCTTGTATCATCCTTTCTTGCCTTGATACTAAATCCATTTAGAGGATCACGAACAGACTTGAGATACTTAGGAATAACATAACGTAAACGATAGATACGATCATTTGCTTCTCTTTCAGAATCATCAATTCTTTCATAGTAAGAGTCATTTGTTTTATTATTACCAGAACTATCACTATATTCAGAATCGTGGAATCTTCCTAAAATACTCTGAGGATTTGAAGACTCATTCTTAACATTTAAGTACCATTTACCCTTATCGCTAGTTCCAACATTACCATCATATGTTGGATCATAACGCATAGGTGACTCACGCTTATCTGCAAATACAGAGAAGTTATAAGTTCCACTGTTTAGAGGAACAAATATGATAGGATTAGTTCCTGCTATTGCATCAGCATGTGTTTTGTGTATTGTAATTACCTTAGCAGTATTATACTTAGCATAGAAGAACTTATCTCCTCTAAGTCTGCTACTACTATCAGCAACATCAGGATCATTGGCAGATGATCCACCTACGACTGGTAAGTTACCACTTTCATTCTTTCTAAAGAATACTTTATGAGGTGTAACAGAAGCGTTAGGAACATCAAATATATGAGGAATATCTGTAATAATTCCTCCACTAACAGCAGTTGAAAGAACACAACCATATTCATGTAGATCATATTTGTCATCAAGAACAAATTGATACATATCAATCTCAACATCTGGATGAATTGCTTCTACTTCAGCTGAGTGTATGTAAATACCAGCAGCTGCGTTATCCTTACTGCTTGCAAGCATTAACTTAGTTTGATCACTTCCATTAAATGTTGTTGTACCAGAGTAATCTTCTGGTTTTGTAATTCTACCAGGTGCAATTACATAATACTCTGTATTAGTGTCAAAACCATTAGGTAGTCTTACATTACGTTTATCAACTTCAACATACTGATTAGTTGTTGTATTATAACGAGGTCTTGGAACCAATCTTACAGGAGTTCCAGTTTCTAATTGGTGAGGATTAGAACCTGATGTAGGTCCTGGTGTCCAATCTTTTAATCCCCAAATAGTTGCTCTAGCAGCAAGACTAGAAGTAGCACTAGGAGGTTGAGTTCTAGTTACAGTCCCTACACCAGTCTGAATGATTGTTGTAATATTAGCAAAGTACTGACGTATGGTATCAGAAACACCCACACATTCAGGATAGGTTGTATCTTGAGTAATAGTTTCATCAACATCTGGTGTATATGCAGTTGTGTATCTACCAGCTGGTAGTGTAAAGTAGAGATATGTATTAGTTGTAGTAGCAGTAGCATTAACAGCATTACCTGTTGATAATCCTAACGGTGCAACATTTCTCTCAATAGAACTTAAATTACCTGGTGTAGTAATTGTATCTGTGATTAACTTATAAAGAGTTGTAATAGCAGAAGCAACATTCTGGCAAGGTCCGTTAGAAATATTTCTAACTACATTGTCTAGTGAAGCTGGTGTTGTTACAGTATCGGTGACAATCTTGAATAGAGTATCAATAGTAGACTTGACATTATCACATCTCGCACTACCTGTGTGTCCTGTTCTGGTTACAGTAGCAAGAGTTTCTGGTGCTGAAATAGCATTCTGTACAATATTAGACAGAGTAGTAATTGCAGATTCTACAGCATTACACTTGTAAACTGACTGAGTACGTGTAACATCTTTGAGTGTTGAATTATTACTAATCGCATTAGTTAGAATAGTTGATAATGTAGTAATATTATTAATTTCACTTGTTAGTTGTGCATCAGTCCAGTTAGTAGTATTAGCACCAGAGTAACTAATTTGACTGAGTGTAGTGTGTCCACCAATAGTAACTGCATCACTCTTAATTACTTGAAGAGCAATATCTTTTAGATGATTGATAGCTTCTACTGTTTCAGTAATAGCACCACCTTGTACAGCACCACCAACATATAAGTTAGCAGTATCCCACATACGATCATTACCACCATGCTTGATGTTAAATGCAAGTACATCAACGATGTCTAACAAGTCATCATTGCAGTCAGCAATTGTATAACCAACAGGAGGAGTATAACCAGGATTATTAGCAAGCATTCTACCCTGTGCTATATCGGCAATGAATTGTCTATTAAGTGTCAATAGAGTTGCAGAATCACCCGCTTCATTACTTACGATGCTTAGATTATCACCTGTAATTGTATTATCAAATGTCTGTGTCAATCCATGCTTACCAACAACAAGAACTTTTTCATTTCTCATTGCTTGGATTGCTATCTGTGTAGCATCTTGGAATGCTTCTAATGTTTGAGTTTCTTCGCCAGCAACATGAGCACCCTTAACATATAAGTTTGCCATATCCCAGACTCTATCATTACCACCAAATCCTACATTGAATGCAACTTCAACAACGAAGTCCTTGATGTCATCAATACAATCTTGCTTATTACCAGTTGGAGGTAAGAAACCAGGATGATTAAGAAGCATTCTCTCATATGCTTCTGCTGCAATAAACGCAGCGTTAGCATTAAGAAGATTGTATGCATCACCAGCACCATTGTTTATAGAAATTTGAGTATCAAGTGTAATCGTGGTATCATAAGTTTGATGTAATCCATGAGAACCAATTGCAAGAATTTTCTGGTTCTTAATGACCTGAGCTGCCATGTCTTTGGCATGTTCAAATACTATATTGGTTTCAGTTTCTTCACCAGCAACGTGAGCACCTGTCTTATATGAGTATGCAGCATCCCATGTCTTATCATTACCACCATATGCTACGTTATCTGCAATTGCTTCTAATAGATCTCTAACATCATCAACACAATCAGAGTTATGATATGTTCTATTACCTGCAACAGAGAATATCTTATGAACTGAATCAGTCTTAGCAGATATAAATGTGTGTGGATAAACAGCACCACCCTTAACTACTCCTCTCTTAATACTATTTGCAACAGCAGATACAAATGTATGTGCTGTAGTATTTGTAGAAGGTGCAGATGCTAGTGTCTGTAAAGTAAATGTATTAGCGTCTATAACAGTTATTCTTACCCATTTGTTGCTAATAGGGTCTGTTGCTCTAGGATATGAGTGGTTAGTAGCGTTACTATCTTGAGCACATGTAAATGTAAATGCATTGTCAGCAATTTTGACGAAATCATCAGTCTGCATTCCATGATTAGCAACAGTGACTGTCATAATACCTGTAGTAGGATTATATGCAGCATTTGTTGGTGTTAGATCAGTTGCAGGAACAAACTGATGATCATACTGTTGACCAGGTGCAGAAGCACCTACATTAACTGTGATAGTTCCTGCTTGTTTCTCAATAGCATTTGTAGCAGCTCTCTTAAATGTGTGAACACTAGATGGTTCATACTTAATACTATTTGCTACAGCACTGTCAAATGTGTGTGCAGACTGTGGTAAGTATTGAATTGCTTCAGAAAGAGCACTTACAAATGAATGAACGTACTGATCACTAGCAGCAGAAACACCTACATTAAATGTGATATCTCCAGTTTGTTTCTTAATTCCATTTGCTACAGCAGATACAAATGTATGTGTAGAATTATCAGAAGATTTACCAACATTGACTGTAAATGTATTTGTTGTTTTACTTCTTATCTGTAACCAACGATTACTTGGATAATCAAAACCAGCACGAGGATATGTCTTCTGTGCTGTATTACCATCAAGACTGCATGTAAATGTCAATGATCCATCAGCAACCTGTATATAATCACCACCATTAGTAACAGAGTTAGCAACAGCAGACACAAATGTATGTACAGTTGTATTTGTAGATGGAGTGTAATCTAATATTTGAACGTCAAAAGTATTTGTAGTTACATTAGATACAGTAAGAGCTCTACCACTTGCAGGATCATTTGGTCTTGGATATGAATGGTTAGTTACGTTACCATCTTGAGCACATGTAAATTTAAGAGCATAATCAGCAATTCTTACAAAATCATTATTTTGTAGACCATGATTTGCAATAGTAAGAGTTACAATACCTGTAGTTGGATTATATGCAGCATTTGTTGGAGTGAATACAGCAGGACCGTTGAATCCATGATTTGCAACTGTAAGTGTTAAATCACCAGTTGTGGAGTCATATACTGCATTAGTTGCAGTATGGTCTGAAGAACTAACATCTGTAATTCTTATTGACTTACCTGCAAATGGGTCAGTGCCAGGACGAGGATAAGAATGTTGAGTTGCATTACTGTCCTTAGAACATGTAAAGGTTAATGAATTATCTTTAAGAACTATGTCATCTCCAACACGCAAGCCATGTTGTCCTATGGTTGTTACCATGACACCCGTTGCAGGATTGTATGAAGCACCTGAAGGCTTAAAGAATTTGTTAGTACCAGCGTTACCTACCTTAACAGTAATGGTTGTTGCTGTTACTGCTGTAATCTTAAGTGATCTACCAGATGCTTGATCTCTACCTGCACGTGGATATGACTGTGCTGTATCATTACCATCCATTGTGCATTTGAATGATACTGCACCATTTTCAATTAAAACCCCTTTCCCTTTCTTAAGACCGTGAGCTCCAATAGTTAGAGTTAAGTCACCACTTGCAGGATCATATGTTGCATTTGATGGAGTAAAGGTTTGATTAGAACCTGCTTCACCAACAGAAACTTTAAATGTATCAGCAGTTACATCAGAAACTGATAACCACTCAGCGTCAGCAGGATCTCCCTCTCTTGGATACTTATGCTCTGTAGCATTATTATCCATTGCACATGTAAATGTTAGAGAGTCTGTTGCAAGTCTAATTCTATCTCCATTTACAAGACCATGAGCTGCTTTTGTAAATACTAATTCTCCATTTGTAGGAGTATATGCAGCACCAGTTGGTGTGAAGAAAGAACTACCAACATTAGTAATCTTTAATGCATTCTGATATGCTCTGTCTTTTCTTCTCTCAATAGCATTTGTAGCAGCACTAACAAAAGTATGTAATGATACGTTTGTGGAAGGTGTGATATTTAAAGTTTGTATATCAAATGTATTTGTAGTTACGTTTGATACTGGAATAAACTTACCACTAATAGGATCAGTGTTACGTGGATATGTTTTTTGAGTAGCGTTGTTATCAGTAGCACAAGTAAATGTTAGTGAGTTATCTACAACCTTAATTAGATCTAAGTTTTCAAACCCGTGATTATTCAGAGTAAATGTTAAAATACCCGTTGTTGGATTGTATACAGCATTAGTTGGTGTATGTTGTGTTACATCACCTCTAGGATATACATGTTCAGTAGCATAAGAATCTTGTGAACATTTGAATATTAGAGATCCATCAGCAAGTTTAATACTTTGTCCTTCATGGAAATTATGATCATTAACAGTTAATTTAAGATCACCAGTCTGAGCATTGTAATCTGCATCTGTTACATCAAAGTTTGTAGCAGGTGATTTACCAATATTGATTGTAAATGTATCAGTTGTTGAATCAACAAGAGGTAATATGCTTGCACCAGCTGGATCTCCTGATCTAGGATATGAATGCTGTGTAGCATAGTTATCCATACCACAAGTAAAGTTCAATGCATTGAAATCTATTCTGACTGCATCATTTTCTGCTAGAACACCATTAGCAACAGCAGATACGAATGTATGAGCATACTGATCACTTGAAGCAGAAGCACCAACATTAACTTCAAATGTATCTGTTGTTTTATTTGATATTGTTAACCACTTTAAACTAGAAGGGTCAGTTGAACGTGGATAAGTATGATTTGTTGCATTACTATCTTTAGTACATGTAAAGGTGAGTGAATCATCTTTAATTAAAATTCTCTGTCCATTAGTAAATCCATGAGCGAGGATTTGCAATACCAATTTACCGTTAGATGGAGTATAAGTTGCATTGGTAACTGTATGTACACTTGCCTTAGTCATACCATGACCAGCAGCAGTGATAACCATTACACCAGTCTCGGCATCATATGTTGCGTTAGTAGGAGTATACTTCTGAGTTGATGATTCAATAATCATCCTTTCAACTGACTCAGCAGCAATTAAATTTTTATTAGCAAGAATAAGGTTACGAGCATCACCATTTCTATCAGCAACTAATTCTGGTTGATCAGTAGCAACAGGATCATTAGCAGTAGTATAAGTTTGTGTTAGACCATGAGTACCAAAGATGAAAACTTTCTCTTTACGCATGACCTGAATTGCCATGTCTTTACAGTAGTTAAATGCTGCAAGAGTCTCATCTTTCTTTGCTGCTAGGTCTTGGATAGCACCTCTTTCATAGTAATCAGCAGCGTCCCATGTCTCAGCGTTACCACCATAACCTGTGTTTTCTGCAACAGCTTCTAATGCTTTTTCTAGGTCATCAATACATTTTGCTTTACCTGTAGCAGCATTGTATCCAGAAGAAGGTGTATAATTAGGGAAATCAAGAAGCATTCTTTCATATGCTTCTGTCGCAATAAATGTCTTATTATTGAGAATTAATGCACGGGCATCACCAAAACGACCCGTTACAACTTGTTTAGTTGCAGTTTGTGCGTTGTCACCTAACTCAATAGATGCTGAGTCAAGAACTCTCTTAACAAATGTATTGTTAGGAATTACAGGAGTTGTTGGTCTTGTTGCACCAGTATTCAACTTTCCATTTGTAAACTGACTAGGATCATAGTCAGCAACTGTCATACCTTCTACAACACCACTAGTATCACCAATATTAACAATAGCACTATTATTAGTGGTGTCTACACCTTGACGTAAGTATGTGAAGTTACGCATTGCTGCGATTGCAAGATCCTTAGCGTAGTTGTAACCCTCTAAGGTTTCTGTTAGTTCACCATCAATGTAAGATAGATTAGTACCAACATAGTAAGATTCAGCAGCTTGAATAGTGTTGATATTGCCACCAAGTCTTAGATCCTGAATTGTAGCATCAATCAAATATCCAACGTCTCTACGACATTTGGTAATAGTAATTGTTTCTTTTACCTTAAGTGCAGGATACTTAGCAAGAATCCTATCATATGCTTCATGTGCAATAAAATCTTTATTTGCTTCAATTCTATCAGCAGCGTCAAGAATTTTATTATTAATAGTTACACCAGATGGATTTAGTATATCAGCTGTAGCAGTGAACTTTTTAAATCCACTTGGTTCTAAAGTAGCAAAGAATGTATTGTTACCGCCAGCAGTTCTTGGATTTAATTTGACATATAATTTATCATCTGTCTTAGCACCAATCCTATATCCACCAATAGTAGCAGCAGGACGTTTCTTTGGATCTATTGCACCATCATCACCATGATACACTTTTGTATCATTGCCAGTATCATTTGATGCATAAACGTCTAGTGTATAGTATGACTGTCTCTTGACATTTCCAGAAGTCTCATCAACTGTTTGAGGAGGAATAATATCTGTAATGAATCCACCCTTGTCTTGGTTGAATGCAAATCCTTTGAAACCAATAGCATGTAAGGAT